CAACACCACTAGCATCCATGCCACTATCCACTAGTTCGTCGATAAACAGTAGATTAATTGGATGATACAAACTCTCCCATACATCACGAAATGCCCAACTTAAACTTAAGATAAGCCTGTTGCGCTCACCTCTACTCAAGTTATCAAAGTCTAAGTCTCTGCCTAGTTCAGTGATTTCAACAGTCAGGTCGTTTAAGAAACGCACTGTATGTGGCAAACCGATCCTATCTAAATATGTGCTTAGTCTTGCGTTTAAGAAACTTAGATTCTGATCGATAATACGTTTGCGTATAAACGAATCCTTGTTAGTCAATAGCTTCATTAAGAATTCTTGATGATCACGTATATTTACGATCTCATTGAGGGTATCATAATTAATTTCCTCAACTCCTGCTACTTCCATTTCACGAATTTGTTCGCCGTATGGATCTGATTCGGCTTGTTTAGATTCTAACTGACTATGCAGGTGTTGTAAGTTATTGCGATGTTCGATTGCAAGATCTTTCTCAGGGTAAAATGTTTCTGGTTTCTTACCAAGTTCTCCTATTTTCGCAATAGCATCTAAGTGTTCGATTTTTTGTGTTTCATTAGCTAATAATTGTTGCGCCGCTTCTTTTTTCTGATCTTCTTTGCTGTTTAGTATTTCTTCTTGCTTTGCATCATGAATATCCTGCCCACAAGCATGACACTTGTGTTTTTCTAACAAAGATATTTCTTTTTCTAAACTAGCAATCAGTTTTTCTTGCTTTGTGTTGTCGTTGTCAATCCTAGAGATCCAACGTTCTGCATCTTCAATCTGTTGGTTTTTAACATTCCATTCTACAAGTTTGTTGTGCAGTTTAAGTTCTTTGTCGATGTTGATTTTTTCAAGTCCTTGGATTGCTACCTTGAACTTTTCAATAGCTTCATCGTGCTGAGCATACCAAAGACGCTGTCGTTTACGCAGACTCTCAATCTGCTGTTCTATTCTTTCGTTTGCATCTTGTACAGCCTTGATGCGATATTCTTCTTCTGTGATCGCTTCTCTAGTTTTACGTTGCTGATCTTTGAGTGCTTCTGCTTTCTCACTAAGAATAGTAATACCCAACAACTGTTCGATAATAGCTCTCTGATCGTTGTTACGCATTGCTAAGAATGGTTCGGTGTAGGTGTTTAGTGCTACAACATGTTTGAACATGTCATGGCTCATTTTTAGCAAACGTTCTACTTCGTGTTGTGTTTCTCTACTGTCGCCTTGCGACTCGTCCTTCATTTCCTGTTCTTGATCGTTCACATAAAACTTAAACACATTGGGCTTGCGCCCGCGTTCGATCCTATATTGATTGCCCTCAAGTTCAAAATTGAGAGTGATCATCATGTTTTTGCTATTGGTCTTGTTGATTAGATTATCTTTTCTAATCTTAGTCAATGCTTCGCCGTAGAGTGCATAGCTTAGTGCATTAAGGATAGTGGTCTTGCCAGTACCATTACGAGCACCGCTGTCATCACCACCAAGGTCTAGGTTCTCGCCTAGCACCAAAGTTAAATCACGACGATTAAAATCAACGGCTTGCGTTGCATTGCCAACACTCATAAAATTTTTAACTGTTAGTTCTTTGATTCCAAACATATTTTTAATATACACTCTTTCTTATTTTTTTGCAAGTCCTAATTTGGATGAAATCTCCGAATGAGCGTCATTGTATTGCTCATTTCTACGTTCATCTAAACGGTTAATGTATTCAACAAACTTAGAATTATAAGTGGCTTTGGTGTTTTTTAGTTCTGCAATGACAATGTCAGCAAAAGGCTGAAACGTTTGATTAAACGTGTGTTGTTCTAGTCTTTTACGTATACTGTTGGCAGCATCTTTAGGCATGTTGCGTATACTGAGATAAGTTGGGTTGTACAACACACTAACATGAATGGAGTCAAATTGGACTGTACCAGCCCAGTCTGCAAGTTCAGGCAAGTAATATGCGTTCAGTGTGCTTATTGCAGAATGCATGCTTAGTTGAATATTGTCGCTTTTATGTTTCTCAATGTATCGAACATTTGTATTAACTAATTCCCAATTCCAACGCTTGCCTACGCCAGGACGTTGATAGTTGAAACGTTCTCCTAAGTCATCAATACTAACTGCAAGGTCTACATACTTAAAGTTTTTCCAAATATCTAGTAGTTCGTCATTGATAACACTACCGTTAGTGTTATAGTGTAAAGATACTTCATCAGCTATGCCCTTTTCAATCATAAACTTGAGCGCACGTAGATGTTCTTTGTCTAACAATGGCTCACCACCTGCAAAATCAAAATAACGTATCTGTGGATTACGAATAACTTCATCCCAAATATTGTCTGCGTTGCGGATCCATTTTCCTAGTTCTAATGCACGAGTATCGTTTTCTTCTGCGGCAATACGACTGCTACTTTTGCTAGAACATATACGACATTGGAAGTTACAAACATTACCAAAACTTATGCTTACCATGCGTAGATTTTGTATGTCATCTTGATCCCAATTGATAGCACCGCTGTCTCTACCAAACCTCTTGGTATACATTTGACGCTTGCTTTCTGTGCCACTTTCTTCTTCTCGCCAACATCTAATACATCCTGCAGGCTTTTTTCCTGCTTTGAAGTCTTGACGTAACTGGCGCATGTAATCGCTATTGTATGCACTTTCTAACGAGTCTTTGGTTGGATCAAACTTAGTTGTCGTAGTGTTATAAAAACAGCAAGGACTAACTTTTCCTAGTGCATCAATATCTAAACTGTTCCATGGCATAGGACATATAGTTTCTGGCAAGTTATAACTGGCTACGCTTGTGCTAATATGTATGTCAGTTAGTTTTGTAGGCACAACATCAACTGTTGGCGCATGGTCTGCACCAACTAGGTCATATGCTTCCATTACGGCACGTTTGCTGTCTGCAGAAGCAACTTCAATATACACAAAAAAGTTTGGGATGTCAAGAGCACGTATCTGTTTATAAAAGTCTACAAACAGATTTCGTAGTAGTTCGTAATCTGCTGTATCATATAGATAAAAGCAGATACGTTCGTCACTGTGGAATTCGTCCTGTTTAGTAGATTCTAAACATTGATAAAATTCGCCCCATTGCATACTAAAAAAGTCTGCGATATTGATGCGATGCACTAACTTCATAGATTTCTATAGATATCCATAAGCAGAGTTCTATTATACTGCTCGCTTGAAATGCTTTCCAATTGACTAGATACTATTTGATCTACACTTTCAAACTTGACCTGTCCTTGGAACTGATGTTCGTTAAGGTCAGCATCCTTGTTTGGGATCAGTGTAAGCTCACGTAGATTGTACTGTGGGATAAACTGCTCCTTAAGAAAGTTTGCTTCTTCGTAGGTAATATCAATATCTAGGTTAACACGACAATGCATGTTTGGTTGTAGCAGTGCATCTGTGTTTTTTAATACTTCACTTAGTAAGTACACACGATATCGAGGCTGATCGGGCCAACAGTAGTACACAGGATCTTTACCCCATTCCAATACCATCATACCTCGATCGTCGTCCCCTGCATCTGCATAGTTGTGTGGGAAGGCATTGCCCATATAAGTTACATTTCCGTTGTGCTGACGCTTGTGGAAATGCCCACTAAACACAGATTCAAATCCAACAAGATCTCTGTCAGGATTAATTTCTCCAAGATCAGGCATCTTGACCATAGCGTTCATAAAGTAGCCAGGCAGTTCAAAATGTCCAAAACAATATTTGGCTCCTAATTTAGGAAGTCGTTTGTGTTCATCTCCTACCAGCCACGGAATAATAGCAACATCATCTTCTACAAAAAAGTCATTGAGTATTTCTACATTTTTAAGATGTTTGGCCCATTCCAAACTTTGAATGTCACGCTTGTCTCTATAGTACAAGTCATGATTACCAGGAATAATCAAAACTCTTTCAAATGATCTACTGAGTGCTTCAAGTGCTTGTATACTATAGTTAAGTGTAACAAGACTGATGCTGGCACGATTGTTATGCCAATCTCCCATCATAATGCAGGTTTCACAGCCTTGTTCTTTTGCTACCTCTATAGACCATAGCACAAAGTTTAAACAGTCTTCGTTGTGTGAAAAACTGTTCGACTTTAACCCAAAGTGAATGTCAGTAAAGACTGCCGCTTTTTTAAATAAGTTCATTTTTTACTCACACTTGCACCCTGAAATTCTTTGTTAGTTGCCATTTCGTTTTGTGTTTGACGTGTATAGCTTGGGTTTAGTCCATTTTGTTCTAAAATATCGTCACGCAAGCTCTGGCTCTTCTTCTCAAGTAATAGTACTCTTGTGAACGAGTTAGTAACTGCGGCTGTGTAATAAGCAAATGGGTTTGCACTTTTGGATTCGTCAAACTGTAATCCAATATGACTTAGCTGTACCAGTGCGGTACTACGCATTTCATCGTTATACGTATACCCACGCCAGTTAGAACGTGTAGCATAGCGATCTACTAGCTTCATAAACATACGAGCTAGCTTGTTTGTCATAGTGCCATGCTCTTGACTGAACCAACCGTTATCAAGTCCACCTTCCCAATGGCTTTTGCCTACTAGGATAGGATTACCTTCTTCATCTACTCTGTAGTGGTAGAATGGCGGAAACTTCAAACGAATAAACTTCTTTGGAATATCTACGTCATCAGTATCGTCATCGATAACAATGTTTTCAGCATCATCGTCGATACTAAGTTGTATACCAACTTCTTTGTTGTTTTTTGGTTTGCGTTTTACTACTTCTTGCGGGATATGATCCCATGTAGTAACACGAAAAACTACATCAGTTTGGGGTACATTTCGCACATTGATTTCAAACTCGCTTTGTTTGACTTTTTGTCCGTCTTTGATAGCGGCATCATATGCAAGTTTGGCAAGCCTTTTGGCTCTCAATCTGCGTCCTTCCATGATGCTTGTTTTGTTGATCTTCTTAATATCAGGTAAAATAATATCAAAGTCAGCATCTTCTGGTGTTAAGTAACTACAATATGTAGTCTTGGATTTGTGGATTTCTTTAAGAATATCCGCATTGTTTAAATAATTAACTCGTCTGGCCATATCTGTTCCTTATGAAATACTAGCATATAATATACACGATAAATACTAAAATAGCAAGAGAGGATTTCACCAAAATGCCTGTATCGTTCAAAAATTCAATTCTAAATGCTGCCAAAAGCGCCGTAACCAACGCAAGTATACAAGCAGGTGTTGGTGCTCTAAATAGTTTTGGCGGAGGCGGCAACTTTTCTCAACAATCTTCAGCACTTTTGAAACAGGTTTCTCCTGGTGTAGGCAAAGTTCTAGAAAAGATGGACGGCAACAAAGAAGCTACCAGTTCAACCGGTAATCCTACAGAAGTAGCAAAACTCGGAGCAAACTCCAGTGGCAGTCCAGAAGGTAAAGACTGGAGAGTACGTATTAGTCTAGCTGACGGAGCAAACTTCTTTTACAAAGGCAATGCTGGTGTTATGGCTCCTCTCATTAAGCATGGAGAACTACCTGGAGTGGTTTTTCCATACAACCCAAGTATTTCTCTATCGCACACAGCGAAATATAATAGTCAATCGTATACACATAGTAATTATCCCGCACAGTTCTATGAAGCATCAGAAGTTACTGCGATTAGTATAGACGGCGAGTTTAGTGTACAAACAGACACTGAAGCTCAATACCTATTAGGTGCGGTTTACTTTTTTAGAGCTTGTACCAAAATGTGGTTTGGTCAAAGTACAAGAGCAGGCACACCACCACCTATTGTGTTTTTAGATGGTTATGGAGAACACTATTTCCCGCATGTTCCTTGTGTAATTACTAGTTTTGCTCACACTATGCCCACAGAGGTTGATTATATATCAACCAAACCTGTAGGTGGCGGTACACGTATGCCAACACTAAGCAACATACAATTATCACTAATGCCAGTCTACAGTAGAAGAAGAACAACTGAATTTAATCTAGACGATTTTGCGGCAGGATCATTAATTAACAAAGGATTTATCTAATGGCAACTTATAGTCCTACTAGTCCTTATTTTACTACTGAATCGTATGGTCGTTATTTAGATGTATTGAATTACCGTTCGTTTACCAAACGTGATGACGATATATCCTATCAAATTGAAAAAGCATATGCATATCGTCCGCAGACACTTGCACATGATTTGTATGGTGATGCTAAACTTTGGTGGGTGTTTGCCGCACGTAATCCCGACAGACTTAAAGATCCGATATTTGACTTTGTAGACGGTCTAGTAATACAAGTGCCATACAAACAAACACTGGTTGATGAACTAGGATTATAATATGGCAATCATTGACAACATTCAGGCTGCCAAAGATGCTGTTATTAATAATGATGGCATTAAAAGAACCACTGCGGCACTGTCATCAGCAACCAATGCCGCTATAGATTCTTTAGCAAATTTTGAAATAGATAACCTAAATAATCAAGGTCTTAGCTTTGATGCATTTGGTGATGTCGTTAATACAGCTGGAAATGCTCTCAATAATTTAGCTGATGTAGCAGGAGATTTATCAAAAGCTTCAGACAGCGTTCAAAATCAAATTAATAAAAGTACTGCCGTAAACCAAGTTGATAATAATACCGTTTCACAAACTGTACTCACAGTAAATCAAAACAGTGTTGCAAATATTAATACAGCCAATGCGTCTCAAATGCTTGGCACAGCAAATAGATTACACAGTTATGCAAGTTATACCTACAGGCTCAGCTTGTTTTTATTGAGCAAAGAAGATTATAAGACTATCAGCGATAGTCCAGAGTCTTTTACACCACGCAATGCTCTTGTATCAGGAGCAGGCAAAGATGTTGCTTCAACTGATGCTGGATCAAGACATCCTGAGTTCAAAGATGACTTTTATTTTGAAGATTTACGAATACAAACAATGGTTGGTATGAACGCAGGATCTAAAGCTAGTAATGCTTTGGATTTCAACTTTACTATTGTTGAACCTTACGGTATGACTTTTTTGGATCGTTTACTAATAGCAACCAAAGGTGTTGGTAGTAAAAACTACACTGACATGCCTTATCTGTTACAGATTGAATTTTTCGGACATAAAGATGACGGAACCACAAACTTTTTACCTATTCCTGGGACACTAAAACGTTTTCCTATTAGATTGGTAGCAATGGGCATCGAAGTAACTACAAACGGTGCAACGTATAAATGTACAGCCACGCCTTATAACATGGGTGCGTTTGATGATAAAATTGCAACTGCAGGTGTTAACTTGCAGGTCAACGGCAACACTGTTGAAAAATTCTTTAATGCACCTGGTGTAGCAAAAGTAGGGCAAGCAATAGAAGATCAGCGAAACGATGAAGATGGAAAACCAGCAAAAACTAGATCAAATATTCAAGTCAGCGTAGACAGTTTAACAGCAGGACTTAATGGTTGGTTTGAGTACCAAAAAACAGAAGGTGCTAGAGATTTTCCTGACGAAATATTATTTGATATTGACGAAAAAATTGCTAAGTCTAAAATTTTACGAGAAGGCATAGTAGCTCCAGGAAAAACACAAATGTCAAAACCTGGAACAACAGAAGGTTCTAAGGTAGCCGGCGGAGCGGCAATTGGTGGAGATCCTAATAGAAAAGATTGGATTATTAATGCAGGAACAACAATACAAAGTATTGTTGACAATGTGATTCGTTCTAGTGATTATATTCATAAGCAAATTGCTGATCCTAACGATCCAAAATGGGCGGGAAAAAGTGGAGAAGACATTGCTAAAGAATTAGAGAAAACTTTAGAATGGTACAAAGTAATTCCTAGTATTGAACTACTTGAGTTTGATGACAAAGCCAACAGATTTGCCAAGAGAATCACTTATCACATCAAGACCTATACTGTTTATGATTCTAAGCATCCATTGGGCCCTTCTAAAAAGCCAACCACATGGCATAAAGAATACAACTATTTGTATACCGGACAAAATGTTGACATATTAGATTTTAAAATAGATTTTAATGCATTGTTCTTTTCGTTGCTTAGTATTAATAGATCCAGTCAGCAGACTAGTACTGTTAATGCGGCGGGTAAAAAAGAATCTACTAAGATTGATATACCCACAAAGAACAAAGGCGATAACAATATACAAGGAACACAAACAGAAATCAAAGCATCAAGCGGAAATGCTGAAAGTAAAACGCAAACAATCGACGATATCCAAAAGACTTTGTATTCTAATTCTAAAGCAGATATGATTAACATTACTTTAGATATTGTTGGAGATCCTGATTTTATTAAACAGGACGATGTTTATATTAATCCTAGTCAAGGCACATATGACGCAAATACTAAAACCACCAATAATCAAATTGCTGGCAACGGCAGTTTGGTTATGGATCGCGGTGAGATATTTGCCAAAGTTAAATTTCGCACTCCTGTAGATAGAAGTTTAGAAACAGGATTACTCAGAGAAGATGGACGTTATAGAGAAAGTAGTTTCAGTGGTGTTTATAGAGTACTAGGTGTAATGAATATGTTTGGTCAAGGACAATTCAAACAAAACGTTGATATGATTAGATGTTATGACCTATCAGAAAAAGAAGGCGGATCTATCAGCGGCGAACGTATTAAAGATTCTCCTCAAACAACAAAAAGTAAACAGCCTCCTGTTATTACTAAAAAATTAACAAATGTAGGAAATAATCAAAGTATTCGACCTGAGCTTAGTACAACTCCTACGGTTACTGGAAATCAGTCTAACCTAAAACAGCAAGTTTTACAAGCCTCAGGAGGTGGTTTAGGTACACTGTCTGATAGCATAGCAGATGCGGCAGCCGCATTCAGCGGAGGTCCACTTGATCTTGGTAAAGCAGTTTCTGGTGCAATAGACGAACTTAGTGGTGCAGTTGGATTAAGTCTACCACCTGCAGATATCAATGCATTGGTTTCTTCCGGTTCAGACATTGTTCAAAGCGGTCTAAATCTAGCCAACAGCTTTGCTGAAGGTGTTGGAGTTACTGGAGCACAGTTGGACCTAGCACAAATTGCCAACAATGCTAATGAATTTGCGTCATTGGCAGAAGAAAGAATACGTAGATCTACCAATGGCGGCATCGATAATAGCAATTCTATTTTCACATAACAAGTAGAGGTAACTAATAGTATGGCAATACCAAAGCAAACGTTAGGTAATAGAGTCGCTCCCTGGGCAGACAAGTCAAAGACTGGCGGCGAAGTTATTAATCCTGGCCCGTTTGTTGGCGTAGTTAAGAATAACTTAGATCCTACTCGTAGTGGTCGACTTCAAGTTTACATTCCTGATCTAGGTGGTGATGAAGAAAGTGTGCAAAATTGGCGCACAGTCAGTTATGCTAGTCCTTTTTACGGATCAACATTCCAACCTGAAGCTTCAGAAATAACTGCACACGACAAAGTACATCATAATTATGGTATGTGGGCTATCCCACCAGACATCGGAAACGATGTCTTATGTCTCTTTATCAACGGTGATCCTGATAGAGGATATTGGTTTGCTTGTGTTAACAAGCACTTGAGCCACAACGCTTTTCCAGCAAACAATGCATCATTCTCACAAAGTCCTCAAGAAATTGGCACAGTTGTAAGTCCGTTAGTAAAAGCCAGTCATGCATTAGGCAGAACACAACCTAGTGGAGAGTTTACAGAATTCAAAAAAGGTAATGTTGGTCCAGAATATCTAACCGTTAAGCGTAGCATACACGAATACCAAGCAGAGATTTATGCGAACCAAGGCATCGACGGCGATGTTATACGTGGACCAATCAGTTCTAGCAGTCAACGTGAAACTCCCAGCAATATATTTGGTATTACAACACCAGGTCGTCCAACTAATGATCCAACGATTAGCCCAGACTATAAAAAACGTTTAGAGATGGGTGAACTTCGAGAGGAAGACTATGCTATCCGTCAACGCCGTGGTGGACATAGTATTATTATGGACGATGGTGACCTAGATGCACAGAATCAAATACTACGTTTACGCTCAGGCGGTGGACACCAGTTAACCTTTGTTGACGATACTGTAGATGAAAATGGAGGCGATGCTCATCCTACAGGTCCTATTATTCAAATTATACATGGCAATGGTAGTAGTTGGTTAGAGTTTGGCAGTGATGGCATGGTATACTTGTATGCTTACGGTGGCATTCACATGCGTACAGAAGGTGAGTTTAATCTACACGCAGATGATAACATTAATATTCACACTGAAAAGAACTTTAATTTACATGCCGACGGCGACATTAATATTGATAGCCAAAAGAACACAACTATTAAAACCAATCAAAAACTAACAGAGTATGCTGGAAACATTGACGTTGGCACAGGCGGTAGTTATATTCTAAGTGCTGGTGCTAAGATTAGTCAAACTAGTGCAGGTCCTGGAAATTATCATAGCAGTAGAATTGATCTAAACACATCACCTGGACCTACAGTACCAGATCCAGGCAATCTCAAAAAGTTCTATCACGCAGATGTTACTCGAGGCAGTTTATCAGTGCCTTGGACCAAAGTGCCTAAAGCAAAAATATCAATCAACAGTGTTGTTCCTGCTCACGAACCTTGGAAAAGGGAAACAGGAGAAGCTGTAACAGATACAGGATTTATTGTTGGACAACAACTTGAAAAAGCCGCTTCTCAAAGAACAAAAGAAACTGTTGCTGATGCATTTGCTGACACAGGCGGATCTATTGCAGGCGGTAAAGCACCACCAAGTACTGCATCTAATGCGGCAACTAGTACCAGTGGAGCCGCAAGCGGTGGCTCTAGTAAACCATTGGGTGGTAGTAAAGGTACTGGGAAGCCTCCTACAGGATCTAAGTCTTCTAGTGCTACCAGTGGCACAGGCAATAATAGCGGTATTAACAGTGCTAGCGGATCGGGTGTTAGTAAAGGTATTACAAACAATGATTTATCACGTCCAGACGCTCCACCGGCTACAAAAGGTGTTGCTGGACTAACACCGGAACAAACACAAGCGATAAAAACACAGATTGCTAAAAACGAAAGTAACTTTGATTATACCGCAGTTAATCAATTTAATTACTTAGGACGATACCAAGTAGGTGGCGCAGTGTTACAAGATCAAGGACTGCTCCGTCCTGAGTATGTAAAAAAGTATGGCAACAAAGCCGCCCTGCACCCGGAAGCATGGACAGCAAAAGCTCACAGTATGGGTATCACAAGTCAAGCAGACTTTTTGGCGAATAGCGCAGTACAAGAACAAGTAATGGACAACCTATTAGCTAGTAACGCTAAAACAATGAGTCGTATTGGTGCGCTACGCCCGGGCGATTCACCAGGCACAACAGCAGGTATGCTACAAACTGCACACCTACTAGGAGCAGGCGGAGCAAAAACATTTAGAAACGGTGGCGGTGGCGCAGATGCTAATGGTACAACAGGTGCTATGTACTTTAACAGAGGTAGACATGCTATCGAAGGCACTGGACTAGCATAAGGTAAATATTGATATGGCTAGCAGATACAGAGGATTTAGCACAGTCGGACGCTATAAAAAGTTTCGTACTACAGACTACGAACTTGTAAAGCAGGATTTGCTAAATCATTTCAACATACGCAAAGGCGAAAAACTAATGAATCCAGAGTTTGGTACAATTATCTGGAACTGTTTGTTTGAGCCATTTACAGATGAAATGCGTGATATGATCGTTAGAGATGTTGCACGTATTGTTAACTATGATCCTAGAGTTACTCCTACGAATATTATTGTTGATGAATATCAAAACGGCATTCAACTTGAAATCGAAATGATTTATGTGCTAACAAACCAACAAGATACACTTGAAGTTCAGTTTAGCAGAGAAAGCAATTTAGCCGTAGAATCTTAATATACGCTGTTTTTAAATATGCTAAATAATATATATTGCAGTTATTTAGGACATTACGATGGCGTTGAGCAACAGACAAACAAGTTTACTGGTTCAGCAGGATTGGACAAAGGTATACGAAACCTTCAAAGAAGCTGACTTTCAAAGTTATGACTTTGAAACACTACGCAAAACCATGCTGGATTACTTGCGTACATACTATCCCGAAGACTTTAACGACTTCACTGAAAGTAGTGAATATATTGCACTGATTGATCTCATTGCATTTTTAGGTCAAAGTCTAGCATTTCGCACAGATCTCAATTCCCGTGAAAACTTTATTGATACAGCAGAACGCCGTGATAGCGTACTAAAGTTAGCACGACTATTAAATTATGTTCCTAAACGTAACGTTGCTAGCAGTGGCATGCTAAAAATATCCAGTATTAGTACTACTGAAACACTTTTTGACAGCAACGGAACAAATATTGCAAACTTAATTATTAGCTGGAACGATCCTAGTAACGATAACTGGCAGGAACAATTCAATACTATTTTTAATGCCGCATTAATTGACAGTCAAACAGTTGGAAAAGGCGGCGCAAATAGTATTATTAATGGTATTAGTACACAAGAATATACTATTCGTATTCCTGATAACCTACAAGCCGCATACAGCTTTACTACAGAAATCGAAGGTGCACAAATGCCTATCGAAGTTGTTAGTGCTAGTATCACTGGCGAAGAGTTTATCTATGAAAAAGCACCCAAGCCTGATTCAACATTTAACTTTTTATATCGTAACGACAACCTAGGCAATAGCAGTAATAACACAGGATTCTTTACTTACTTTAAACAAGGCGATATCAACAGTGTAGACTTTAATATCGAATCTGCACTGCCTAATAGACTAGTTAATATTGATTTTAACAATATCAACAATAATGATGTTTGGCTATATGCAGTTAATTCAGACAATACTATTGGAGAACAATGGACCAAAGTACCAGCAATTAACGGTGTTAATATTACCTATAATAAATCAAGTGAACGCAATTTGTATCAAGTTGTTACACGTAACGATGATCAAATTTCACTAAGTTTTGGCGACGGATCTTTTGCTAATATTCCACAAGGCAAATTTAGACTTTACTATCGTCAAAGTGCAGGCACACGTTATAAGATCACTCCAGACGAAATCCAAAATATTGTTATTCCTATTCTTTATGTGGATCGCAATGGGCGTAACCAAACACTTAATGTTACTGCGAGCTTAAATTATACTGTTGCTAACAGTAGCACACGCGAAACACTCTCAAGTATTAAACAAAAAGCACCTCAACAGTATTATACACAAAACCGTATGATTACTGGTGAGGACTACAACATTTTTCCATTTACTGCATTTAACAATGTGCAGAAAGTTAAATCAACAAACCGTACTAGTTCGGGTGTTAGTAGATTCTTAGATGTTGTTGATGTTACAGGCAAGTATTCAAGTACAAATATTTTTAGTGCTGATGGAGTATTATATAAAGATGAATATACTCGAAGCGTAAACTTTAGTTACCAAACAGCTAACGAGATCTTTGGTGTTATCTATAATACTATTGCACCAATACTACGTGATAAACCTATGCAACATCTGCATTATGACAAAGCAGAACGATTTAGTCTACAAAATCAATCATGGACCACAGGCACAGGAACCGTTACTGCTAACCTAACTTGGCAATTCGAAAGTGCTAGTACAAACAAAAGCATCGGCTATATTATGGGTCCTGACAGTAGTAGTGCTGATGGTACACCATATGTAGCAATGAGTATAGGCACAGGTATCACTGGTGTCTTAAAGAATGTGTTGGTAGGATCTATTATTAAATTTAGTGCTGGTGAAGGCAAATACTTTAATGCACGTAATCAGATTGCAACAGGTGCAGTTAGCAAAGACAGAGACAGAACTTATATCTACGCCAGTGTACAGCGTATTGACCAAATTACAAAGCAAGTTACTATTAGTGAAACAGTGCCAACAGGTGCAATCCCAATGGAAATTATTCCAGTGTTCAAATCGACACTGAGTGATAGTTTGACTAACGAAATTGTTACACTTATTAAAATCTACAAAAACTTTGCACTACGCTATGACACAAATATTAACGGTTGGGCACTGGTAGATGCGTCTGATATTAGTACAGCACCATATTCCAACGAATATGCAGGCAACACTGCAGGTGAAGCACTAGATGCTAGTTGGGTTGTGCGTCTGGAATACAACGGTACAGAATATTCAATTATACACCGTGGCTTAGAATATTATTTTGAAAGCGAAGCAGAAACCAAGTTTTATTTTGATGACACTGTAAAAGTATATGACAGTAAAACAGGACGCACACTTCGTGATGAAGTTACTGTATTAAAGTTTAACAGTCAAGCAGATAGTAGTGCGCCACTTGCACAAAACCTTGCATGGAACATATACAAAAGTATTGTTGGTGCAGATGGTTATAGAGAAAATCGTCGTGTACTAATAACATTTCCAGACACAGATCAAGATGGTGTTCCTGACAATCCCGACTTGTTTGACTTAATTGTTGACAGTGAAGTAAACAGTGACTCAAAGTTTGTTTTCTTTAAAAAAGAAGACACCACTGGCGGCTTTAATGATTTTGCACCGATGGATTATTTTGATGTAGAGATTTTTCCAGATTTTGCAACTATTAGTTTGAACTTAGAAAGTTACAATGCAGGACAAATATTCTACGCTTACTCTACTGATAGATTTTATCAACTTAATATTTCTAACGGCATTAGAGAATTATCAAATGTTACTACTAACTACAGAGCACGTGTCGGTAGAGGATCGTTAAACTTCCAATACAAACATAGTGCGCCGAACAACAGACGTGTAGATCCAAGTCCAAACAACTTAATGGATTTGTTTATTTTAACAAAATCCTACAGCAATGATTATATTGCCTTTATTACCGATACATCTAATACACTAACAGAGCCAGTTGCTCCTACACAAGAGGAACTTAGAGGTGAGTTTAATACATTAGAAAACTACAAAGCACTTAGTGATACTATTATTTTTAACAGTGCTAAATTTAAACCATTGTTTGGTAGTTTAGCTGAAAATAGTTTACGTGCT